GCCGCTGGTGCCCGTCGGCATAACCATCCAGGGCACGAACAAGACGGCGCGGGTGGCCAGCATGACGGACGTTGTTGGGGCGCTGACCACGACAACTGATCCGAACGCGCAAGTTGTGGCGTTTTCCGCCAAGGACCACGGCGGCGATGCAATGGCGGATTGCAGCCCGACGCTACGGGCAGGGGGTCATGCCGGAAGCCATGCGAACGCGGGTGTCATGCCTGCCGTGGCGTTTGCGCAGAACCAACGCGGTGAACTGCGGACAAGCGAGGTGAGTCCTTCGCTAAATGTGGGCGGGGGCAAGCCGGGTGAAGGTTATCCTGCTGTGGCCTTTGATCTGCGCGGCCGAGAAGGCGGGGCCATGCCCGAAGGCCCGCACGACACGGCCAACATCAGGGCGGCAAGCGGCGGATCATCGCGGGCCTATGTGGCGCAGCCTTGGGCCGTGCGCCGCCTAACGCCGCTCGAATGCGAACGCCTACAGGGCTTCCCCGATGGTTGGACCGACGTCCCCTATCGCGGGAAGCAGGCGGCAGACGGGCCCCGCTACAAGGCGCTCGGGAACAGTTGGGCCGTAAATGTCGGGAAGTTGATTTTTGAACGCATTAAAGCAGTTGAGGAACGCACAAATGGAAATGTCTGAATGGTCTGACGACGCCTTTGCTGGATATGTCGCGGCGATGATAGAGGAGGCGGGGGAATGATGAACGAGGAATTGCGCAAGATGAACAGATCCATCGAGGAGGCGCGGCGGAACCGGCAGCGCGCCCTCGAGGACGCCATGAGGAAGCGGGGTTGGCGGCGGCGGGTTTCGCTGTGGTTTGCCCGGCTATTCCATCGGATTCATGATTGGGAAGTTTCGTTGCGGGACCAGATTTTGCGAGGTGATGACTATGACTAAAACCACCATATCTGGCGTTCGGGTGCGGATAGCCAACACCGTCAAGCCAACGCTGGCGGGTGAGGCCAGCCCGGCGTGACCCCCCCGCCGATTGACAAACTGACGATCGGCAGGACACTTGATCTCATGCGCCAAGGCTACGGCATCGAGGACATTGCCGTGGGCCTTGGCGCCCCGCTTGAACAGATCCGCCGGATATGGTTGCGGCTTGCCAAGGATGGCATGCTAGACAGCACCTATGCGGTATGGAGGAAGCGGAATTGAGCGCAGAGCTGACCACTATGGGCAATCTCGTCGCCCTCCTGGGCGAGATGGCGCGACGGAAATCTCAGCGGAAGTTCTTCGAGCTGTTCCCCGACAAGGACCAGAGACAGCCAGACGGCACGACGATCTTTTCCCGAGACAAGTACGAAAAGCACCTCGAGTTTTTCAGGGCCGGGGCCGAATACCGGGAACGGTGTTTCATGGCTGGGAACCGGGTGGGGAAGACGTTCGGCGCCGGGGGCTATGAGACGGCATGCCACCTCACCGGCCTCTATCCCGAATGGTGGGAGGGGCGGCGGTTCAAGAACCCGATTCGCTCGTGGGCTGCAGGCAAGACGAACGAAACCACCCGGGACATTGTGCAGAAGACGCTGCTTGGCGACCCGATCACGGTTGCCGGGCGGAAACGGTTTGATGGGACGGGCGTCATTCCCGGGCATCTTCCCGGCACGGTGACATGGAAGGCCGGGGTCACGGATCTCGCGGATACGGTCCGAATCCTGCATGTAACAGGGGGTTTTTCGGTCCTTGGCCTGAAATCCTACCAACAGGGGCGGGGTTCGTTTGAGGGCACGGCCCAGCATGCAATCTGGTTTGACGAGGAGCCGCCGCAAGACGTTTACGGTGAGGCGCTGATCCGAACGGCAACTACCAATGGTATAATCATGCTCACATTCACCCCACTAGAGGGGTTGAGTGAAGTTGTGCTATCGTTCATGCCAGAAGACATGCGTCCGGTGGTGCCGGAGTAGCACCGATTTCCTTTAGAAAATCAAGAATGGGAGTCCACCATGCCGTTCCTTCGTAGAGATGGTCGCGTTACCGAGCGCCGGTTGAGCGATCTCGAGGCCACAAAAATGAGCGTTTCCATTGGCCCACTGTTTGCAGCCGCACCCGCCGCAAGCACCAACGTATTCCTTGGCCGCCCGATCTTCACCGGCGCCACGGCGGTTGCCCTAACCACCCGTGAAACGCGGATTGATGACGCCGGGCGCGTGGTCGGCTTGTGGGTTTTGTCGGACGCGAACATCACCGCGGGTACGTTGACCGCGCGGCCGTCCATTGCCGGCGTGGCACAGGTCCACGTTCCCTTTGCCGGATGCGTTCTCAGCACCACCCTGCCGCAGTCGGCCAGCAGCTTCGTTGAGTTTGCGGACGGCCTGCCATTTGCAGCTGGCGCGCTCCTTGGCATGAACATCCTGACCAACGCTGGCTATCTGCCGATCACCGCCAACATCACCGGCGGTTTGGTCGTGGCGTTCGATCCCTGATAGGTCTTGAGCCATAGCCCCGGCGATAACCGCCGGGGCATTTCAAGAGAAAAACCATGCCAGCGCCGCCGCCGGCATCTCAGAAAAAAGCCTCGGGTTTTACCCATAGGAGATAACCATGCCTGTTGAATATGACATGCAGCCCCAAGCCGTAGCCGGAACCGACCCATCCCCCCAAATTATTGCCATAACACCCGCAAATACCGATCTTACCATTGCCCTTCGCCGCATCCGCATTGGCGTTGGAGGCTCACTCGTCGTCACTGATATGCGGGGAAACCAAGTCACTTTTCCAACCGTAACGTCTGGCGAATACATCACTGGTTGGTTCACGCAAATCCGGTCGACCGGAACGACAGCCACCGGCATCGTCGGCTGGACGTAATCCATGATGGCCATTCCTGAACACCACATCCGGCGCATGCAGAAGGACATCGAGGCCTTGAAAGCAGGTGGTGGCGGCGCGAATTACAATTTCCCATTGCTTCCACTGCCAAAGGCTTGAGGGAAAATGCCAGCCGTTTCGCAATCGAAATACATGGTCAACGCCGGGTGGGATGACGTTCCCCACCTCGACACAAGGACCAAAAAGGAATTGCTCGATTCGACGCCGCCTTTCCTGCGAGAGGCCCGCTCCAAAGGAATCCCCTCTCTGGGTTCCGGGGCCATCTATCCAATCGCCCTTGATGAGATCACCGTTCAGCCCTTTGCCATTCCAAACTTCTGGCGCCGCAATTACGGCCTCGATGTAGGCTGGAACAGGACGGCGGCCGTGTGGCTTGCCGAAAACCCAGATGACGGCGTGAAGTATTTTTATGCCGAGCATTACATGGGGCAGGCGGTCGCGCTAATCCATGCCGCTTCGATCATGGCCCGCGGCGATTGGATCATGGGAGCGATCGACCCCGCCGCACGAAATCGCAGTCAGGACGAAGGCAAGCAGCTCATGGCCACCTATCAGGGCCTCGGGATGAACGTCTTGCCTGCCGTGACTGCGGTGGAGCCGGGGCTTTATGAGCTGTGGGCCATGTTCTCCACCGGCAAGCTCAAGGTGTTCTCGACCCTACAGGCCTTCCAGAACGAGTATCGGCTGTATCGCCGTGACGAGAATGGCAAGGTTGTGAAGAAAAACGATCACATGATGGACGCCGCCCGGTATGCCGTTATGACGTTTGAGAAAACGGCATCAATCCATATCGCCAGGGCAGACATGACAAACATCGTCACCATTGCAGATAGAAAGGCTGGCTACTGATGGACGGCAATTTTGCGATGGAAGACGACGCCTACGAAAAAGAGGAGGAAAGCCAAACTCATGAGCGCAATGAAAAGCTCACAGGCCTTGTGGACTCCCTTGCCAAGGAGGCAAAGCGCCGGGTCGACCGGCGGTCGATGGTAGAACAGCGGTGGATTTCCGATCTGCAGCAATACCACGGCATCTATGACGATGAAATCGTGAAGAAGCTGGCGGTCGTCAAAGGATCGCAAATCTTCATGAACATGACGGCCCCGAAGACGGACACGCTGATTGCGCGCCTGTTTGATCTTCTGTTCCCGACCGACGACAAGAATTGGTCAATCGGCCCGACGCCGGTTCCCGAGCTGACCCAGCAAGCAGCGGCGGCGGTGAAGCGCCTCGATGAGCTGACCGCGCAGGCGGATGGTCTGCAGGGGCAGGCGGAGGAGGTGGCGGGGCAACCCGGGGCGACACAGGATCAGGTCAACGCGATCGAGTCCCAAAAACGCGCGGTCGAGGAACAGGAACAAGGGGCCCGCGCCGAACACGACAGGCTGCAGAAGATACTCGATGAAGCATCGCGCCGCGCTCAGTTGATGGAGCGCGAGATCGAGGACCAACTGCAACAGTGCAACATGCCTGCGCAGGCCCGCAAGACCATCTCGGATGGCTGCAAGATCGGCTTTGGCGTATTGAAGGGGCCGGTCATCGGCAATCGGGGCCGCCGCCAGTGGGTCACGGACGCGCAGGGCAACTATGCCCTGAATTACGTCCAGAATAATGACCCCGCCGCTCAGTGGGTCGACCCTTGGTCATACTTCCCAGACCCGGATGTAGCGGATGTAGCGGACGGCCGCGGCGATTTAGAGCGCCACCTTCTGACCGCCGACAAACTGCGCCGTCTCGCCGTTGAGCGCGACGACATCGACAAGGATGTCGTTCGGGATCTCTTGAAGCAGAAACCGACAGAGATGATGCCTGCCTACAAAGCAAGCATTAACGCCCTGACCGGGGCAAACGATGCGACCCTTGGTACGCCGCTCTACCATGTCTGGGAATACACTGGCCCGGTAGAGACCGAAGACATGCAGACCCTTGTCGAGGCCTTCACGAAAGAAGGAGAAACCCCCGAGGAGGTCGACATCCTCACCAGCTACCATGTCCGCATCTGGTTCTGTCAGGGCCAGATACTTTCGTTCGCCCTGCACCCGCTGGATTCCAACGACAGCATCTATTCGGTCTTCACCATCCGCCCCGACGAGGCATCGCCGTTCGGCTACGGCATCCCGTGGATTATCCGCAACCCGCAGGCGGTGATGAACGCGGCTTTTCGCATGATGATGGACAACGCAGCCCTTTCGACCGGCCCGCAGATCATCGTTACATCTGGCCTCGTCACCCCGCAGGATGGCGACTGGACCATGACGCCGCGCAAGGTCTGGAAGCGAGACGGCACAAAGTCGGTTCCGGGTGTGCCTGCTTTTGAGGCGTTCAACATCGAATCCAACCAGAACGAGCTGGCAAATATCATCGGCATGGCGCGTGAGCTGCATGACGAGATTTCCGGCATGCCCGCCATCGCCCAGGGCGAACAGGGAACCGGCGTCACGAAGACGGCGCAGGGCATGGCGCTCCTGATGAACAGCGCGAACGTCATCTTCCGGCGGATCGTGCGGCTCTACGACGATAACATGATCGTGCCGCTCATCACCAGGTTCTATCACTGGAACATGCAGTTTTCTAAAAAGGACGCGATCAAGGGGGATTACGAGGTCGCGGCCAAGGGTTCCGGCGTCCTGCTTGTGCGGGAGATGCTGGCGAACAACCTTCTGATGATTGCCCAGATCTTTGGCGATCACCCGGTTTACGGCCCCATGATTAAGTCTGACGGCCTCCTGCGCGCCATCTTCAAGGCAAACATGATCCCGGCCGACGAGATCGTCAGGACCGATCGGGAATACAGGAAGGAGATGGAGGAACGCGGCAAGCAGCAAGATCCTCAAGCCGCCGCCACGCAGGCCATCGCAGATGCCAAAATGAAGGAGGTCGAGGTTGCCGAGAAGGAGGTGGATGCCGCCACCGCCAGAGTCGAAATGGAATGGGCCGCCCGCAAGGACATCGCCAAGATGAGCTTCGATGCAGGCATGCACAGGCTGGCCGAGATGATGAACATGACCGACGAGGAGCTTGCCGAGAAGAAGCGGCAATTCAACCTTAACCGGCGTGATGGCCAGATCGAGCTGGCAGCCGAGATTGCCATGCAGCGTGAAAGCGGCACCAGTTCTGGGGGTTCGGTATGACGCTTAAGCTAGATGGAGCGCCGAAAATGGCGCTTTCTCGATACATCGCGCACCGCCTGATTGAGTTGCACCTTGCTTTAGAGGCCGATCAGGACTTATTACAAACCTCAAAGGTACGGGGCCAGATCACAGAGCTACGCCTCCTTGAGGTCGAGCTTGATGGAGAGGCCGCCATGCCACAGATTGCAGGCGCTGGGGTTCCCATCGTCTGAGGCGCCACCCGATAGGGTCGCGTAAGACCCGGGCAACCGGGAAACCCCGCCACCGCCTGATGGCCGTCGCGGAAAAATTGGGTGGAGATGGATGTCAGACACGACTGCCAAACCGACTGACGACGCAACCAAAGTTGCCTCCGATGACGTAATCGACGCTCAGCAGATTTGGGACGAGATCGACGCCGAAGAAGCCGAGGGCGAGGCCAAGCCCGACGCCGAAGAAGCCGAGAACGATGAGCCTGCATCTCCTGACGCTGACCTTGAGCGGCCCGACCCTGATACCAAGTCCACTGATGGCAAACCAAAGGAAGACCTTGCGGCCCAGAACGAACGTCTGCGCCACACGGTCAAAAGCGACAAAGGACGGATAACCGCCCTGCAGCGAAAAGTCGGGAATCTTCAATCCCTGCTGACCCGCTATGAGGGTGAAAAGAAGGAAATGACGGCGACTACGCCATCCAAGGATGTGCGCGACAGGTTTGAAAAGGCGAAGAATGAATATGGCGATGTCATCGGCCCCATGGCTGAGATTTTGACCGTTCAGGACAAGCGCCTCGACCAGTTGGCCCGCATCGCGGATGACAAAATAAGGGACACGCAAGCCCAACTCGCAGAAGTGATCCAAGAACAGAACGGCATCTTTTTAGCTGAACACCCTGATGGGTTGAACGTGATCAAAGAGAACCGCGATGTTTTCCTGGAATGGATCGAAAACCAACCAAAGGCCTTGCGTGAAGCATTTAAGCGCAACTACGATGAGGTCGTGGATGGTGCGGAAGCGGCCCTTGTCGTCTCGACCTTCAAGCTATCCCTCCATGAAGCCGCCCAAGGCAAAGCCCCCGCCAAAGACAGCAACACATCGCTGCAGGCGCGTAGGCAACAGCAACTTCTGGGAGCCCGTTCGGAGAGATCCACGGCGTCGAACCCGGTCAATCCCGCCCCTGGCCGGGATGTGGATGACCGGGCAGCGCATTGGGATTATTATGAACGGCTAGATCAGCAGCGCAAAAGCCGCCGGTGACTGCAGCTCTCCTTTAGGAGGGCCAAATGCCCATCAATACAAGCACTGACTCTGGTATTTCCCAACGGACGAACGTCTTTGCCGAACGGGAAATGCTCAAGGTGGCAGGACCAGTTATGGTCCTCGACAAGTTCGGCCTGACCAAGCGCATGCCGGCCAATAAGTCGACCATCATCCGTTTTCGTCGCCCGATCGTCTTCACCGCCGCCTCGACACCCCTTGTTGAAGGCGTCACCCCGAACGCGGCCGCGTTCTCCTATGAAGACGTTTCGGCAACTCTGCGCCAGTACGGCATGGTTGTCGGCATCACCGATGTCATTGAAGACACCCATGAAGACCCCGTTCTGAACGACGCAGCCCAACAGGCGGGCGAGAACATCGGGCGCACCATCGAGCGCCTGACCTATGCCGTTCTGCGCGCCGGGACGAACGTCTTCTACTCCAACGGCACCCTGCGGACTGATGTCAACACGCCCATCACGCTCAACAAACAGCGGGCCATCACCCGCGCGCTCAAGGCGCAAAAGGCGATGAAGATTACCAGCATCCTCTCGCCTTCGCCCAACTACAACACGACCGGTATCGAAGCGGCTTTCGTGGCCGTCGCTCACACCGACCTTGAAGCCGATCTTCGTGGCCTCCTTGGGTTCGTGCCTGTCGCTGAATATGGCTCTCGCCAGCCGATTTGCCCCGAGGAAATCGGAACAGTCGAAGACGTGCGCTATGTTCTGTCTGCGGACCTCGATGAGTTCCAAGACGCCGGTGGCGCCAAGGGCAACATGATGTCCCAGAGCGGCACCTCGGCGGACGTTTACCCGGTCCTCTACTTTGGCCGGGAAGCCTATGGCGTCGTTGCCCTCAAGGGCCAAGGCGCTGTCGAACCGACGATCATCCCTGTTCAGCAAAAGACCAAAGACGACCCCCTCGGACAGCGCGGCTATGTCGGCTGGAAGACGTGGTTTGCCGCGGTTCGCCTGAACGAAAACTGGATGGCCCGGCTCGAGGTCGCGTGTACCGCCCTCTGATCCTGACGTGATCTAGCCCAAGGCGAATGAGCGCCTTGGGCACCACCCCAAACCATCATTGAGGAGAAGACCCATGCAGAAGGGTCACGTCGCCATCGGGACCGTCACTGGCACCGGTGCGCTCATCACGATCCCGCTGGGCTTCCAGCCGGATCACATCGAGATCTTCAACCCCACCACGCAGGCCGGAATGGTCTGGCAGCGCGGTATGGCGAGCAACAGCGCCATCAAAACCGTCGCGGCAGGCACACGGACACTGGCTGTCACCAACGCCATTATCCCCACGGCCGGCGTCGACGGAACCACGGCGCGCGGGTTCTCGATTGGCGCGGACGCCAACGTGAACGTCAGCACGAACGTCATGTACTACAAGGCGATCTCGAACGACGCATAAGGCGAACCGGCGGGGCCTACGGGCCCCGCTTCCACAATTCCACCAAAGGCAGAGATATGCTCACAGAACGCGAGACGGAAATCGCCACGGCAGCTCAACAGTTGACCCAGGACGATTTCACGGCGGAAGGCACACCCAAGCTGGCCGCTATCAATGCGATCCTCCAAGCGGCGGGGCACAAGCCCTACAGCGCCGAGGAACGCGCGTCGACATGGTTCGATATTGTTGGCAAGGTCAATGAGGAGCTGGCGCTTGCGTTGAACCCGCCGCCGCCGCCCGAGGCACCGCCGCCGCCCGATGTGTGGGTGCGCGTGACCGAGGCGTCGTCCAACCCGGTCGCGCTCTATCGCAACGGCATTCGTGTCGCCAGCCTGCGCATCGGCGGCGATGCCGTCCTGCTTGCGCCCGATCTGGTGGCCCAGATGCGCAATTCCGATGTCAAGTTTACGGAGATCCCAGACCATGATTGAACGTGTACAGAAATCCCTCGATGACTGCAGCCTGAACGAGATCCGCGAGTTCATTCAGGTGGTGCTGGGCATCTCCGAGATGCGCGGCAACGAGACCGGCGTCCAGCTTTCCGCGATCCTTGCGAAGGTCGGCTACAACGTCAACTTCATCACGGTCCCGATGAACCTTGACCACACGATCCCCAGCGCGGCCCGGCCCGATGATGACCTTCGCACGAAGGTTGAAGATGGCGTGACCTTTCACAAGATTATGATCCACACGAACGACAGGGCGGGCGGTGATCGTCCTGTGCCGGTCGGGGTCAATGGCCGCATGATGCTGATTCCGCGAGGCACCGCTGTCTGGGTTCCGGCAACCTATATCGAGGTCCTGAAAAATGCGAAAGAACACATCTATGACGAGTACGACGCCAATTCCAACCTGCTTGGCGGTCTCACCGGCATGAAGGAAGTCTCAGCCTATCCCTACTCTCTCGTTTGATTGGTGAATCATGGGCGCGATGACCTTCCTGCAGCTCTGCCAGCGTGTCGCACAGGAAAGCGGGGTGATCCCCGTTGGCCCGACCACGACCATTGGACAAACTGGCAAGCTGGGGAAGGTCGTCAACTGGACGGCCGAGGCCTACAACATGATCCAGACCGAGGGAATCACCGATTGGCGATGGCTCGAGGACACATTTAACGGCAACTGTACCCCATCATTGCGAACCGTGACGGGGGTTATGCTCGGGATCACTGACAGGTTTGGCTCTTGGATCATCAAGCCCACGGAGGAGGTGGGCATGGTGGCGGCCGCATCGCCGCTCGACGGCGTGGATTACTGGCTACTCTACCGCCCGTGGGAATACTTCTACAGCAACTTCATGGTCGGCCCTCCCGCGAGCGAGACCGGCAAGCCCATCTACTTCACCGTGTCGCCCGCCAATGCGCTGCTCCTGCATCCCGTCCCAAATCTGGCCTACACCCTCAAAGGCCGGTATCGGAAAAGCCCGCAAGACCTGGCATCCAGCGTCGACCCAAGCCGGAACGATGCGCTTCCCGAGATGCCGTCCACCTATCATATGGCGATTGTCTGGCAGACGCTCATCCTTCTGGGCAATTACGATCAAGCCTTTGAGAGCCAACCTGGCTGGCAAAACTTCCTTGATAAGCTCCTGTTCCAGATGCGGAACCAGCAAATGCCCATGCTGTCCACCGGGGGCCCGCTGGCATGAGCGTTCAGCCGTCAACCTTTACCCTCACCGGCGGGTTGGATCTGGTTTCCCCTCCCATTGCGATTCCGCAAGGGGCGGCAGTGGCTGGCTGCAATTACATCCCCGACGATCAGGGATACGCCCGGATCGGCGGGTATGAGCGTTATGACGGAAACCCCCAGCCATCTGCATCCGAGAACCTGATCGAGCGCGCGGCGCGGCGGGCTAACATCTCAGCCGTTCCTGGGGTTGGCGCGGTCAACGGCGTCTGGATATTTCACGGAAATGTGTACGCCTTCCGCGACACAGTGGGCGGGTCCGGGGCGATGTGGAAGGACTCTGCGGCGGGGTGGGTCCAGATCCAGACATTCAAGACACTGGCCTTCATGAGCGGAACCGCAGAATACCCCGAGGGCGCAATCGTTGCGGGGGATACGTCAGGCGCCACGGCAACCGTGCGGCGGACAGTCCTGCAATATGGGGCCTACGATGGAACGGCCATGGGATACCTGTCTCTGTCTGACATCACGGGAACCTTTGTGCCAGGCGAGACCGTGACCGGCGGCGGCGGGTCGGCGGTGGCGTCGGCAACCTTGAGCGACATCACCATTGAGGCGGGCGGGACATACCGCTTTGAGAATTACAACTTCTATGGCGCGGTCGACAGCCAGCGCATGTATTTCGTGAATGGAAACGGCCCGGCCTTTGAGTTCGATGGCGAGTTCTTGCACCCGATCTACACGTCAGCCACCGGCGTTTCCTTTGCCTTTACGGATGTGATCGACCAAGACCTTTCAACGATAATCACGGCGGGAGGGGATACGGTCAGCTTGGCGTACCCCTTTGATCGACCCCAGCAGATAGGGGTATTCGCAGAGCATCTTTGGCTTGGATATGAATCCGGCTCTGTCCTGATTTCCAGCACAGGGGAGCCGATGGAATATCGGGCCGTCACGGGTGCAGGCGAGATCGGCATTGGCTATCCGATTGTGGGATTCTTGGCGAACGCGCAGGCGTCGTTTGTGATCTACTGCCGGGGCAGGATCTTTTGCATCACCGGCACCTCGACGACCGACTTTGTGAAAGACTCGGTCTCGAGCGGTTCCGGGGCATTTCCAGACACAATGGCGATGCTGGATCAGCCGATTTACCTTGATGACGGCGGTATCCGAAAGATGTCGACCACGCAGGCCTTTGGGGATTGGAAGCTGGGCACCGTCTCATTCGCCATTGCGCCGCTCCTCGATGCGCGGCTGAACGCTGGCAATGCGCCTGTGGCATCCTGTCGGGTGAAGCAGCGGACGCAGTATCGGCTGTTCTGGCCCGATGGCACCGGGCTTTGTGTCTATTTCGGCCGCAAGAACGCAGAGATCATGCCGTTCAAGATCCCGGTCGCAGTATCGTGCGCCTGCTCTGGGCAGACCGACGAGACTAACGGCAAAGAGCGGATCTTCATCGGCGGAGAGGATGGCTATGTGTACGAGATGGAGGCTGGCCCGTCCTTTGATGGTGCGCCGGTCCCCGCCTTTATCACATTCGCATGGAATCACATGGGCGGGCCGCGCATCGAAAAGCGGTTCTTCATGTCCGAGATCGAGGTGGATGCCCCGGATACCTTGTCGGTCGGCGTGACCTATCAGCTGGAATACAACCGATCCTCTCAGGTGCAGCCTGGCGCATCTACGGCAGAGATCGAGGCCGGGACGCGGGCCATCACGGAAATAGACAACTATGCCAACTTGGATTTCACCCAGCCGGTGATGGGCAAGATCTATGCCGATCTCGAGGGGCTTGGGACCAATCTCGCCATTACCCTTTACACCGAAGCGACCAACGAGCGCGCCCATTCACTCACGGCGATGACGATCAACTTCGCCCCTCAGAAGCTCAAGAGGTAGATCATGCCAACGAAACTGATTTCGGCGCTCACCGCGATCTGGAACAACGCCGGGACGACTTGGACCGGCATTGCAATGGATGTCACGGCGACCGCTTACGCCGCTGCCAGCCGCCTGTTTAACCTCAAGGTTGGCGGAATATCGGTCTTCTCCATCACGGCGGGCGGCAATGTCATGTTGCCGAACGGGTCGGTCGGAACGCCATCTATAACCTTTGATTCCGACCCCGACACCGGGCTCTATCGTTTTGCGGCGAACAATCTTGGTCTTGCGGCAAACGGTGCTTTGACGGCGGTCGTAAATACCACCGGGGTTGCCATGCAGTCTGGCAAGAAACTGTCCCTTGATTCCGCCGGGACTGCGGCGGCGCCGAGTATGTATTTTGGCATTGATGTCGACACCGGCCTTTTCTCTGATGCCAGCAATACGGTCGGCTTTGCCACGGCAGGCGTTGAGGCCATGCGGATTGGCGCATCGCAGCACGTCCTCATAAACACGACCAGCAACGAGCCCGCGTCTCAGGCTTCTGGGTCAGGAGTAGCCTTGCGCGCTGATGGGGCCGTTTCCATCGCCGCCGCTGGCGGCAGCGCCCTGCGCGTCAACAGGAACACGAACGACGGAGTCCTGATAAACTGCTACAGGGCGGGATCGGCGATTGGGAACATCTCGATCACGGCGACGGCCGTTGCCTTCAACACGACTTCCGACCCCCGCCTGAAAGACCCCATTCCGATGCCGGAATGGAAGCTGCCCGCCGATCAGCGGTTGGCCAAAGTGGCGGCGATCCTCGAGTGGTTCACATGGAAGACCGTCCCTGCTTTGGGGCCGCAGTTCGGGGCGATGGCTGACAAGCTGCAGGTGGTCGCGCCCCATGCCGTCTCTGGGGAGCCCGGGGCTGTAGAGGTCACAACCGACGAGGATGGGAACGAGACCATTACGCCCGTCTATCAGGGTGTCGATTGGAGCAAGATTATCCCTGACATGATCGCCGCGCTCGATCTCGCCCGGCAGCGCATCGAGGAACAGGACCGCCGCATTTCCCAGCTTGAATCCCGCCAGTGACGCAAGGAGCGAATGAATGACCGACCAGCCCGCAGCCGCCCCGAAGCGCCGCCGCGCCCCGCCCAGGCCGAAGGTGGAGGAGCCCGTTGTCACGCGCGAGGAGATCGAGAAGATCCGCTCCGACATGGACTCCCTGAAAACCCAGATGGCCGCGACGACGCAGATTCTCAGCACCTCGATTGACGCCCAGAAGAAGACGCAGGAACAGGTGTCGGCCATGTTCACCGCCCTCATGGTTCCGGGCTTTGGGGATGAAAAGCCTCTCCTGCCGCTCTTGGCCTCGTTCGCGCGGGATCTCGAATCCAGCCGCCGCTCTGGCAAGATGGTGGTCAAGATCGTCGCAGGCATCGCCGCGTGTGGCGCGATCATCACGGCCATCAAGGCGGCCATCATCACCGCCGGAGCAACCGGCACAAACTGAGGAGACGACAATGACAAGAAAGTGGTCGAACACGTCGCTCGAGAAGCTGCAGGGTATCCACCCTGACTTGCGGCGCGTCATGGATAGGGCTCTGCAGGAAGCGCCCTTTGACTTCCGCATCTACGAGGGGCTGCGGACGGTTGAGCGGCAGAAGCAGCTTGTTGCGCAGGGCGCGTCCAAGACCATGCGCAGCCGCCATCTGACCGGTCACGCCGTCGACATCATCCCGTTGGTGGACATGGACAAGGACGGCAAGATCGAGGCCGAGGAAATGTACGCTTGGCCCCTCTATCACAAGCTCGCACCCGCCATCAAAGCCGCCGCCAAGGCGGAAGGCGTTGCGATTGAATGGGGCGGTGACTGGAAAAGTTTCAAGGACGGCCCGCACTGGCAACTTAGCTGGAAGGCATATCCGAAATGAAAAACCCGACTCCGATCGTTCTCGATGTGATCCGAGATGCCGATGGCAACCCGACCAAGCAGATGACCCGCAAGATTGCGGCTGTGAGCCGTACCAACCTCATCGCCCCGTTTGTAGCGGCGTTGGCCGGTCCCTACATCCTCGATGCCCTTCCCGTCATCCTTCCAGGGGTGTCGGGCGACTGCATTGCGGAAGTGGCCGACAGCGTGAATACATGGGTTATCATGGGGGTCTTCTTCTTCATGGCATCGGTGCAGGGTGTGGTAGCCACGGCCTCCGGCTACCTCACCAAGAACGCAAAACCCGCAAGCTGACAGGTGAAAAAATGGCAACGACGCAGATGAAGCCGAAGGTCACGACACAGGGGCCGATGAACGGGATTCCTGCGCCGAAGCCTGCCGCAGCAACCACCCCGAGCCAGACAACCGGTCTCGGGGGCCCTCTTGCAGCCAAGCCGATGGCAAAGCCCGTGGCCCCTACCGCCCCGGCGCCGAAACCGGCCGCCCCAACACCAAAGCCTGCGGCCCCGGCCCCCGCGCCCACAGGGCTGGGTCAGGCGGCGGCCCCTGCAAAGCCGAAGAACCCCAACCCGAGCCAAGGGATCGACCCGAACGACCCGCGCTATGCGGGCCGCAACGACAGCACCGAACAGACCGTCAACGCGATGGCGCAACAGGATAGCCTCCTCATGCAGCAGGCCGCGACGAGCGGGCTTGAAAGCGCGGCATCGCGCGGGATGGTAAACTCCTCGATGGCGGCGGGCGCAGCGCAGGGGGCCACGCTGGATTACATCGTTCCCATCGCCCAACAGGACGCCAGCCAAAACTTCGAGAAGAACATGAGCGGCCTTGGGACGCAGCAAAACCTCGAGCTGGCCAAGTTTGACCGTGGCACACAGATGGTCCTGCAGGCCGCAGATAACCGTTTTACCGGAACCCAAGCCCAGCTAGACCGGGAATATGGGGCTTCCGAAAGCGCCGCAGACCGCGAGTTCACGGCAGGTCAGAGCGAGCTTGACCGAGATTTTCAGGCATCCGAGGCCGCGGCGCAGCGCCAGATTGAGCTGCAGCTTGCGGAGATGGATATTTCGTCGGCCGACAAGGACGGCGCGCAGACGATGCTCATGTCATCGTGGAGCGCCTACAACAGTCAGGTGGCCTCGATCATGCAAAACCCCGATCTGTCCGCCGAGGAGCGCACCGCTCAGATTGAGGCCGCGCAGACCTTCCTGGGCGATCAGGTCGACTATGTGAATGAGCTTTACTCCACCACTTTCGATTGGCCGGATAACGTGTGGGGAACCGCATAACATGCGCTCAGCCCTTCGCAGCATGACGTTCAGCGACATACCAGAGCTTGCCGGGCTTTTGGGTGAAGCTCACCGTCGCGCCAACTACGACCGCTTTGGGCCGTATGATGAGGCGAAGGGGAAGGCTTTCTTCATGCAAGCGATTCAGCGAAACGGCGGCATGGCGGCGGGCGGGACGTTCTGCGCGGTTGCCGATCGGGGCGGCATCGAGGCTTTCATCATCGGCATCCTGCAGCCGATTTATCACGTCATGGATGCCCTCGAGGCGACAGACCTTTTCTGGTATGCTCGAGAGAACGCACATGCAGAATCCGCAGTTCGGCTGTTGAAGCAAATGCACAAATGGGCGGTCAAGTGCCCCGATGTGAAACTGATCCGGCATGCCAATACAAACGCGATCGTTGACCCCCGGCTTTCCGGGGAATTACTCAAGAGGTACGGGATGCAACAGACAGGCTTTGTCTATGAGCGGGGGGTTCCGCGATGAGTGGGTTGGTCAGCGGCATCAAAAAGGTGTTCCGCAAGGTAGGTGATTTCGTCAAGAAGATTGGCCCGGTGGCGATCATCGTTGGGGTTGGCATCCTGACGGGTGGTTTCGGCCTCGTCGCCGGGGCTGGTGCAGGGGCCGCAGGGACAGCCGCAGGCGCCGCAGGAGGTGGCGGCCTCTTTGGCAGTATCGGCTCATGGATCTCAGGCCTATTCGGCGGAGGCGGCGTGACGGCTGCATCCATTGGCGGCGGCGCGACTACATCCATTGGCGGCACCGGCCTTGGCTCTGTCCTTGGCGGGCTTGCCAATAACGCCATGCTTGGCAGCGCGGTCTCTGGCGCGGCTGAGGGGTACTTTGTCGGCCAAGCCCAAGAAGCCGAGGAGCAAGCCGCCATTGACGAGGAGAACCGTCGCAAGGCCAGCTATGATGGTTCCGGCAATGCGCTGATGTTCGGGGACCCCACAACGCCAGTCGGGGCGCCGCCTGCAACAGTGAAACTCGCACCCCCGCAGCCGATGTCCCCGGCTGGCGGACCCGCACCCACGTCCAGCGCGGCCCCAACCGCCGCAATGGCACCCGTGGCTCAGACAGCACCCGT